ACTTTCTAAAATTATCTTTGATAATCGCATTATGCTCTCAGTATGTCGTTAATGATAGAATCTAAATTAGAATATTTAGATACCTGAGCTTTACCTTCTTGTAGTGATACAGGGTTCATAAATGCACCATGTGTTGAAGGATTAGATACAAAATCCCAGCATACTAAGTCAAAATCTGGTTGTACTTCTAATTGACCTTCATTTGTTTGTTGAACTGAACCTGTACCTCTAGATGAAATACCAATTGTATGGCCAGCTTTTATAATTTCTTTGACAATATTACCAGCAGGTGTATTAAGTAACTCTACTTTACCCATCAAGTCATCTCCTTTCCAATAAAGGTCTTTTACAATATGTGATGCATTTTTTAATGATACAACAGGAGATTCTGGATGATCTAATTCACCAAAAGCATTACCTCTTTTGACAAACTCTTCCATATATTTTTTAGCTTCTCTTACTAATATATCTTTAGAGTAAACTCTACCGTTTTGATTTTCGGCTTTAGCTCTTTGCATAACTCCTTCAACCTCGAATACTCCAGGTCTAGTTTTTGACTCTCTTATAGTCGGTCTAAATGGTGTTACGTCTACTAATAATTGTGCCATATTATTTTTTTTCGTTTACTGGGGTAAAAATTGTTTCTTTAGGTGCTTCCATTTGAGTAACCTCTGGTTTCCTCATTACTGGATCTGATTCAGAAATACGTTTTACTTTAGGCATATCTAAACCTCCATGAAATTGTTGTTTAGTAATAGGTCTCAAATCTCTTTTAAAAGCATTTTCTATTGATGGTGCAATAAATGCTCCTACTTTTAATCCTTCTTCATTTTTTACTTCACCTAAATCATTGTAAATATTTTGAATTTTTTCTCTAGTCTTCATATAGAAAGATTCTATCTCTGTTACAATATTTTGTAGTGCAATAACGGCTGGTTTTAATCCTTCAAAGTCTCCGTAATCTTCTGCAATCTTAGCTAAATCGTTAGTAGCTGCTTCATTGATAGTTTCTTCAGTTAAAGTTCTAGTAATAATATTTTTTACTGCTTCTTTTAACTTCTCTTCTTTAGTATCTTTACCCATAGCTTTTTTGATAGCTTTATCTTTAGCAGCTAAATAATCATCTGAATCTATATCTCCATCTCCATCATGATCTTTACCTTTCTTTTCATCAACATAATCAGTATTGACTGATAAGAAGTTATTATATTCATCTTCTACGTCATCCATACTCATTCCTTGAATATCATCTTTATGAGTCTTAATAAAGTCTTTTATAGAATCGTTTTTAGCTCCTTTAGATTTTAAGAAAGCAACTACACCTCCTAGAGTTTCTTTGAGAGTAGGTTCTGCTACTGCTTCATCAGCTGGAATGATATCTTCTTCTACTTCTGTATCAACACCCATTTTACCAGTAATTTGATCTATCATTGAACGTATACCTGTATTTTTAATAGTAAGCCATTGGTTACTTTCATCGTGCCAGATATATCCATAATCAGCTCCCATACCGTCTATTTCTTCAGCAACTTCTCTAGCCATTTCCTCTCCATCTTCTGGTAATTTTATTTTAGTTGGAGGGTCACTATGAGTAGCTGATATTTCACCTGTGTCGGCATCCATTCCAGTTATATAGCCTTTCATAGCGATGTCTTTAGCTTTTTCATCATCGTTATAAAAAGTCATAAGACCTTTACCTAAATTAGAAGGATAACCATCATAGTGGTTGTAGGTAGTAGTTAACCTATCTCCACTTACATATCCTATCATAGCTCTAGTACCTTCTTTAATAACTTCTTCTTTAAGATCAGCTTTTTTCATATCATTAAAAGTATCTTTGTGGTTATTTTTCTTAACCTCTTGATACTTATCGTGCTTATCTACTTTAGAAGATTCATTGGATAAAAGATTATAATAATGTAAAGGATCTTTAGCAACATTATCTGTAGCTTTCTTTTTAGCTTTTTCTAAATCTTCAGATTTTACTTTGCCAGATGGATCAATGCCCATTGAAGTAAGTTCATATCTTATACCTCTTCTTACAGAATCATCTGATATATTAATAGTTTTATACTCTTCTTCGAACAGCATACCTTTATTTCTAAGTATCTGTACTGTGTCTTTGAACCCATTAAACTGAGTTATAAGAGTAGGGTGAGCAAGTCTCATTTGTCTTACAAACTCGCCTTCTGCTAATTTACCAGCTTTTGTTGCTCTATATTTTTCTGTTACTGTTTTCATTCTGTAAATAATCTATAAGTTTCGTACTATACGGTCTTTTCTTTTTTTTTACGTTTTTATATCCAATCCTTTTTAATGTATTGGTAGCTCTTTTAGCTTTACCAAAAGCAAACGGAGTTGCATATTGAGCCCCTTGTCCAGGTGTAAATGATGCTCCTCCTACATTAGTAGTATTAGCTTCATCAAGCTCTTGCAATACTTCTCTTACTAACTGAACTAAATCAGATCTCTTCATATTAAAGAGATTTAAGTTCGTTGACTAAGTCGTAATATTGCATTAAATTAACTAGATGGTTGTCATTAATCTTTTCTTTATTAGAAAGAGTCTTAATAGTTTTTGCAACTTCATCTAATTTAATTTTGACCACTTCATCCTTTACTCTAGTTGAAAGTTTTGATACTTCGTTTTTGATATTTGTTAATTCCTCATTAACTAAAGTGCGTAAACGTGTTTGAGAATTAACTGATGTAATAAATTCTTTAAGTATCTTTTTTTGTTGAGGTAACAAATCTTTATACTTATCATTGAATTTTTCAAGAAGAATTTTGAAAGTAAGTAATTTTAAATCTTTATCATACTTTCCATACTCCTCAATTAAGGTATCTTTTACTTCTTCTGCATCTTGCTTTTCAGTTGTAAGATGTTCTAAAAGAGTAGATCTAAAGTTAACTAATAAATTAGGGTCAACTAGCTCATTATTATTTTGAGCTTCTAGTAAACAGTATAAAGAAGCTAATGCTTTATAGTCTGCAACCTGAATTGAAAAGAATTCATTAATATTATATCCTTTTTTAATATCTGATATTAAAGAATATTTTTGTTCTTTAAGCGTATTTCTATTAAGTTTTTTCGAAATTTCAGTAATAGTTGAAAGTATAGTTTCAGCTTTATTCTGTCCTATACCTTTATTCTTTAGAATAAATTCATATAGTTTGAACTCTCTAACTAGGGAAGTCCTACCTGTGAAATGCTTTTTTAATATCTCAATAGCAGGAGAATCTTTTTTATTTAAAGTATCTGCTGCAATTTGTTTTACAAGCAATTCAAAGATAAGCCCGGTATTACGGAATTTTGAGTGTTTTATCTTCATTATACACGTTTACATATATAAATATACATCAATTACCTAAATCTTTAATGTTGTCTTCGTTTAGTAACTCTGATGTATCTTCTTCCTTTTTACTAAAAACTATGTTCTTAAACATATCTTTATTTTGAAGGTAAACTGTGTTTGTTGATTGGTTCTCCATTACGTTATTATTATCCGATGGATAACCTCCTTTCATATCGATTTGTCCTAAAGGATCTCGTCCTCCCATTGGATTATCTTGTGTACCGTAAACAGAAGCTTTTTCTCTAGGTCTGCCTCCTTCAGGTCCTGGCTGACCCCATTCTTGTTCTTTCTTATCTTCAACTTCTGAATAACCTGGTGGTAGTTTACCTGGTTCTCCTCCTTTTGGAGTAGCAACCGACCTTCTACCGTACATTGATGCAAGATCATGTGGTGTACCGTATGTAACTCCAGATTTAGCAGGATCGTTTCCTTCTGCTTCAATTTGAGCATTTCTAAATAATCTTTTAGTATCTTCTCTAACTAAATCTCTTTCTTGCATATAAGTATCTTCTGACATATCAAATATATTTTCGTAAATATAATCTGAAGAAAATAATTTACTGTCAGTCATTTGAGCAGCTAAATCTACCTTTTCTTTAAGTAGTGCTACTTTTTCTTGTTCAAATATTACAGATGGAGTAGATAACTTTATTTCAAAGTTAGTTAAACTTTCTCCAGTAAATCCTTGAGTATATAAATGTATAAGAGCTATTTTGGTAAGTTCAGATTCTAATATTTTTTGAACTCTTTCAACTGTTCTTGCAAATCTTATATCTTCTGCTGCTAAAGTTGCTTTACCTTGAAGATCTCCTTCATACCCAAAATATGCTTTTGGTATCTTAAGAGCAGCAAATAATTTAGATTGTAAATATTGAACGTCAGTTGTACCATCATAATCTAAACCTTTAGTAGTCTCTATTCTAGTAGAAGAATCTCCACCTCTTACGGGTAGGTAATAATCTTCCATCATATTTTGAATATTAAACTTAAGGTTATAATTACCATCTTGACCTATATAAGGTGTCTTTTTCATTGCATTTATAGTCTTTTGCATGAATTGATCAACCTCATTAGGTGGTATAGAACCAACATTAATATAGAACATTCTCTTTTCAGGTGCTCTCATTATACGATGAATTAACATCGCATCTTCCATTAAGTTAGTTTGTTTAAATATTTTTCTAGCAGGCTCTATATAAGATCTACCGTAAGGTAAATATGTAACATCTGATAGTAATCTAAAGTGTGCTACTTCGTAGTTATCAAAAGTAATATTTTGCTTATTTGGTTTTTTAGTAACCATTGGATCAGATGCTGCTGCTATTCCATCAATTTCTAATTCAAATTTTACTTCATTAGGATTTTCAGGATCATATCCTTCATGTCTTATAATATTGTAAACCGTATAAGGTAGCACGTTATATACTCCGAACTTCTCTGCTATTTCTAGCTTTAAGAAAAAGTCTCCGTATTTAAGCATATTACGTGTCCATGACCATAAATTAAATTCTATATTTAATACGTCATAGAATAAATTGTAAAGTACTCTTTGTATGTTTTCGTCAGATGATTTTATTGCTAAAATCTCTCCTTGATCGTTTTTAATAGTTGCTTCATCACATACTATATCAAGAGCTGAAGCTATTATAGGATCAGTATCCATTGCTTCATAATCAGAATAAAGTTGTATTCTTAATGTTTGATAGTTTAAATTAGGATTGTATACGTTTCTATTGTTGTATACATATAATCTATTAAATCTATCAATTAAAGAGTTAGTTTGAACTCTTCCAGTTTTTTGTATTGAGTTTACATCAGCAACCTTCAACTGATCTCCTCCAATGTTACGTATTACTACGTCATTAGAAAATAATCGTCTTAGTCTGCCAAATAATGAAGTATCCGCCATTACGGTATTAGTTTAATATATATAAATAGTCTATTTTAATAACCAACTTATGTCTTCTTCACCATCGTTAGTCTTTATAATATAAGGATTTTCTCTCTGAATACCAACTGTTTGTATAACAGCGTTGTTTCTAGCATTGAGATTAGTAAAAGAAGATAGTTGAGCTCTAGCTAAATCTAATCCTTGTTGTCGTAGTTTTAATGCAGTATCTCTTACGTATAACGCTGTAGCACATGACATTATTAAATCATCATTATATCTATCCTGTGCTTGTGCTTTACCGTTCTTCCATATAAAAACTCTCATTTCTTGCATTAATCTTTTAGATTGAATAGTAACTGAATGTTCTCTAATATACTCAATCATCTTTGCAATAACTAAAGGTCTAGTTCTCATAGACATTGTAAAGCCAGGTACTAATTGATCCCTTTCCCATTTACTCATATAAGATTCTACAGTGTCTAAATGATTTCTAGGAGAATAATATAAGTTTCTATACTCTCTTTCTAATATAGTTTCTATAGTAGCCCATCCAATATTTGCATTTTCTACTACTAATAATGCTTCGTTGTACTCAGCTGCTATACCAACTAACATATTTCCAAAATCTTTAGGAGATAATTTACCTCTATATTCAGCTACTTGAATACAATTTTCTATATCAAATATATGGAATGCTGAATAGTCAGTAGAGTCACCTCTAGCTACATCTGCTACTACCATATATGATTTAGTATAATCTACACCTTCCCATATCCATAAATTACCATCAACTCCTCTTCTTTCAAGAGCATCTTTTTCGTACGTTTCTTCATAGAATAACATATCTTCAGGTTCAAATACAGTATCACCAGAACTTAAGAAATCACAATCACATTCTTGTCCTGCCATACGAGGTCCTAAATCTGCATCTTGTTGTTCTCTCCATAATTGATCTCTTTCAGGATGAACCGTCCAAGGTAATCTAATTGGTAAGAAAC